TGCCGCCGTGGGGCGGCCTCTGAGAGCTATGAAACGCCGCACGTGGTCTGAGGCCGAGGATGAATTCCTGTTGGGGTTGGCCGGCGATCTGCCGATGCCGCTGTTGCAGATGACGTGGACAGCAGAGGCGGCCAAGCGGGGCTGGAAGGACCGCAACATCCACGCCCTGCGCACGCGGATCTACAGGTTGGGTTGCCAGTCCACCCCTACCGGCAAGTGGATGACGGTTTCCGGGCTGCTGGGGCTGGGCATCCACCGCAAGACGCTGAGCGACTGGCTGACGCAGGGTGTGATCCCCTCGCGGCTGACGCGGGGCAGGAACCTGCGCTATTTCAAGCGGTCTGACGTGCGTGCCCTGGCGCGGCGGGAGCCTTGGCGGTTTGGCGGGTGCCAGGCCGATGACCTGTTCTGCGTGCTGGAAGATCGGGAGCTGGCCGAGCGGATCGCTGCGGACTACCCGTACCGGCAAGGCATGGCGATCCCTGTGCGGTGCCTTGATACGGGCAGGGTGTGGCCCTCGGCATCAGAGGCAGCGAGGGCTGTGTACTGCACGCAGCAGGCGATCAATGACGGGATTAGGGAAGGCCGGCGGGTGGTGGGGATGCGGTGGGAGCGGGTGGCAGCCTGAGGCCTGTTGTGGCTAGGGTTTCCGGGTCGTTTTGCACCCTCGTCCAAGAGTCCGTTGTGGGGGCCAGCGGTGAGCCCTAGGGCGTTCCCCTAGGGCAGCCTCTACCTCAGGCAGCGACCATGGCGAGTAGTTCTGCGCGACGGAATCGCTTGGAGCGGACCCCGGTCAGCTCGCGCAACTGCCTGACTGACAGGTGCGCCAGATCCTCGAACAGGGGCGCCACAGCGGGCGGGGAACTCCTAATTGGGCGTTGATTAGGAGTTGGCTTGGCGATGGCCTCAGGGCGGACCCAGAGGGCCACCCAGCGCGGGGCCAGCCAGGCATTGGCGCGGTGGACTGCGGTTCCCAAAGCGTGGCCGGCCATGTAGGTCAGCACCGCTGCGGCCACAAGGCCATGCAGGACGATGCGGCCAACCTCTTGCCAGTCAACCTGCTGCAGTGCCATCCAGACGTGGCCTGCGATGCGGCCAGCGTGGGCGGGGATGGTCTTGGTCATGATTCCTCTTGCCCTGATCGGGCGGGATCCGGGGGGCCTCTCAGTGCCTGCGACCGGGTGGGTAGTGCCGGTGGACGGGGCAGCGCCTGCGCGTCCTTCGACTCCCCCATTGTCGCCATTGGGAACCCCCATGGCTGCCACCTGTCACATGTCTACACAGTGCGGTGGCGGGAGGGCTCTAGGATGGCTGGGCAGTAACGGGTGGTGCCGACTGTCTCTCCTTTGGCTGCCTGGTGTGGTCGGGGGAGGGTGCGGACGGGGCCCCGGGGAAACTCGGGGCCTCGTTGTAGGCATCTACAACCCGATGATCGTGATCAGTGCGCCAGGTTCCTCCCCTGCGCGGCACCATCGCTTGCTGCCGGCGATGTTCACGACCCTTGCGTCGTCCTCGATCAGCACCCCGGTCAGGGCATCGCCCACGGCACGCAGGAGCTTGTCGGCGTCAGGCTTCACCGAGGGCCATGGCGTGGCCTTGCTGCTGAGCTTCCCGGTCTTTGTCCAGTGCCCGGCGGGCCGGGGCATCATGAAGGTGACGGACAAAGAAACGGGGCCGGGAATGACCCCGACCCCGAGCGCCTCAGCGGTTCTGGCAATCAATGCCCTCCAGCGTGGGAGGTCTTTGCAGGATTCGACCATCCGGCCACGCATCAGGACTTTGGACCCCTGCGATGCAGGCTTCATGCCTTTGACCGTGAAGGTGATGGCCTCAGGCATCAGAAGGGAATGTCCGGGTCCAATGCCGTAGCGTTCCCGGTCGTCAGCTGCTCAGCCACGACCACCTGCTTGTAGACCTTCTTCCCGGTCGTCTTGTCATCCCACGATTCGGTGGTAACACGGCCCCGGATCTCCACCGGGTCGCCCTGCTTCAGGTCTGCCAAGGCCAAGGCAACGTCATCCCAGGCGGCAACGTCGATCTTGTCCGGGTACTGGCGGCCGTCGGCCTTGGCAGCAATCAGTGCGGTGGCCTTGGCACTGCCGCTTTGGAACGTCTTGAGCTTGGCATCGTATGCCAGCTCACCAACGAGATGGACGGTGTTCATGGTTTCCAGGTTGAGGAGTATCCGTGCGGGAGAACACGGGCAAGCATGGTGAAGCCGGGCTCTACGCCCTGCGGTGTGCGGGCGATGTAGGGCGGGCGATGAGCGGGGTGGACGATGAAGCAGGGGGTGCCGGTGGCGTCGGCAATGGCTCGGGCTTGGTCGTAGAGGGTCATGGTTCGCCCCCCATGCCCAGCTGCCGTTCCACGATCATCACTGCCGACTCACCGAAAATCAGTGCGGCCACAGATCGCTGGTGCATCATCGTCTGCGCTGCCTTGGACTGCCGTTCGTCGCACGTCATGGCAGCCAGTGCCTCATTGTTCCTGGCATGGATGCGCCGGGCTTCCTGAAACACCTTCAGCAGCGACGTGGTGGGCATGGCCAGCAGATCCTGGCCACGGATGGCGGTACCGTTCTCGCGGTGGAACTGCGCTTTCCTGATGGTGCGGTTCATGCTGCCACCTCCATGTCAAACAGAGAAAGGTTTTGGCCCTCGGCTTGCCGCAGGAACTTTGCGGCCTGCCGTGCGTACTCAGGCTTCAGCTCAACGCCTACGTAGCGGCGGTTCATCTCCACGGCCTTGTAGCCAGTGGAGCCAATGCCGTTGAACGGATCAAGCACCACGTCGCCGGGGTTGCTGTAGAGCGTCAGGCACCGCTCGATCAGGTCCAGCGGCATCGGGCAGATGTGCTTCTCATCGCCGTCCCCCTTGAATCGAGAGTTCAGCACCTCCGTTGCCCTGGTGTCCATCCACACAGGCGAGGCCCATTCCTGCCATTGATCAAGCGGGAACTTCGCTTTCTCGGCCAGCTGGCGGACAGTCCGCTCGTCCCAGCCGTCAATCAGCCCGGCCCGTGCCATGCGGGCCGCGTGTTCCTCGCCAATCTCTAGCGCGTCGGCCTCATAACGCTCCGGCGTCCACTTGGCGACGGCATGACGGACAGGATCGCCAACCTTGACGCCTTGGGCATCCTTCCGCATCACCAAGATGTACTCAGGCATCCCGGGCGCACAAACTCGGGAGTTTTCGCCGATGTTCTTGTAGAGCAACCGCTCCGGGTTGGACTTGCTGCGCTCCATCACAGGGCAGCGCCAGACCGTCGTGCGGGCTCTGAGCACAAATCCAGCCTTCCGGTAGTTGGCCAATGCGGCATCGCTGAACGGATACAGTCCGCTCTCTCCGGTGGCGCTGGAGTTGGCGTAGAAAACCGTATCCTTGACGTGATCGCAGATCACGGTGCCTGGCTTCATGACGCGGTACAACTCCCGAGCCATGTAGGCATGGTGATCTAAGAACTCGTCATGGGAGGCGGCATTGCCCATGTCCCGCTCGGAATCCGAGTAGATGTAGAGCGAGCTGAACGGCGAGCTAAACACCGAGGCGTCAATAGAGTTGTCCGGTAGACCGGCCAAGATCTCAACGCAATCGGCAACATAAATGGCCCATGAGCGGCCTTCGTAGTCGGGTTTCATGCTGGCTGCAGGAATCGGGGAAGTTCAACCTTTGGAGCGCGTTTGTAAGCACGTCGAAGTACGGCATCTGTCTGCCCAGCCTTCATGGCCTGTGCCATGGCTCGCTTCATCCGGGCATGATCTGTCGCTTTCCGTTGGACGTTGGCCCAGATCGGGGATTCGGTGTCGCTGATGACGACGTGGCAGTCAACAGGATTGGTCTGGCCAAATCGCCAGGCACGCCGAACCGCTTGGTAGTGCTGTTCGTAGGAGTGGGACACCGAAGCGAACACCACCGTCTGCGCGTGCTGCCAGTTCAGGCCAAGTCCTGCCAGCTTCGGCTTGCTCACGATCACCCGAGAGCGGCCAAAGGTGAAGGAATCCAGCGCGTCAATCTTGGCGTCGACGCTCATGGACCCATGCACCTCGATCGCGTCCGGGATGGCAGCGGCCAGGGCGGCGCTTTCGTCGTTGGTTTCACACCAGACGATCACCGAGCCGTTGGCGGAGTTGGCGATCTCAGCAGCGGTAGCGACGCGCTGCTCAAGCGTGAGGCGCTTTTCGCGGTGAATGGTGGTGGCGCTGCCATCTGGGATCCTGAACAGCATCCCCTCGGGTACGTTCGTCGTGATGTCAGCGGCGACCGTGTAGATGTGGTAGTTCAGCGGCGGCAGCACAAAGCCATCGTCATCACCGCCAAGGTCAGAGGGCAGCGTGGCAGCCCTCGACCATGAGGCCACCCATCGCCAGAAGTCAGCGCGGGCATGGCCCTTCAGCCGGTAGCCGCCCATCGTGGACTGGTCCGAGATGAACCAGCGAGACAGCATCTCCGGCCCGGGCATGACGCCGAGGAACTCGGAGTGCTGACCGATCTCCATGTGATCGTTGGGCGCCGGCGTAGCAGTAGCTGCCAAGCGGTAGGGCGTGGCGCCAAATGCATCGCAAAGCATCCGCTTCGTCGGCCCGGTAAAGCTCTTGAGGATGCTGCTCTCATCGAGCACGACACCGCCAAAGCGGGACAGATCGAGCTTCGGTACTCGTTCGTAGTTGGCAATGTTGACGCCAGACCACGACTCAGAATCCTCGCGGATCACCCGGGCCTCAACACCGACGCTCTCGCACTCGCGCTGCATCTGACGGGCGACCGCCAGCGGGGTCAGGATCAGAGTGGGTTTGCCGCTGGCAATCCTGAACTCTTCCGCTGCAGCAGCCTCGATACGGGACTTGCCGAGTCCAGTGTCCAGGAAGGCAGCAGAGCGGCCCTTCTCGCAGGCAAAGCGAAGTGTTTCGCGCTGGTGCTCAAAGAGGCTGTCCCAGCTGCCGTGCATTTGGAAGCCATGGCGGCCGGCAGAGACGCCCTTGGATGCGATGAACTGCCTGTAGGTGGCAATGTCAAAGCTCATGCCGCTGCCCCCGCGAGGCTGAGCAGGCTCTGGTCTTCGGGATCCTCAAGGTCCGAGGGCTCAGGCACCAGCACCACCTCACCCGTGCGCGGGTTGGTGCCGGCATTGAACGCCGCGATGTTGTCCGGGCGTGTGATCCAGGTGGGGATCTTTTCCAGCTGCTCCTGAGGCACTTGGCGCAGGGCCTGTGTGGTGCCACCGCTGAACAGGTGACAAACGGTGCGGATGCCGAAGGGTGTGAGGTCGCTGCGGGTGATGGCAGCCTCCACGCTCTGCAGCACCTTGGCCGGGTCAGGCGTGCGGGCAGGGGCAGCAGCAGGGGCAGCGGTGCGGGCTGGCGTTGCCGCACGGCTGGGCGCTCTGCCACTTGCCTGGCCACCGGTCACGTTGCGCTGTTGCTTGTCGTACAGCGCCAAGCCAAACGGATTCCCAAACGTCATCAGCGCCCGCTTCATGGCGTCCGTTTCGGCTTCCTTGATGGCTGACTCATGGGCCTGCCCCAGGTCAACGTCAATGCCATGGCCGGCGCCGGTCCCCTCTCGGACAAGCGGGCCCACGGTGATGCGGACAGTAGCGGTGTAGGTGACGCCCCATCCGGGCTTCTGCTGCCGCCCAATCGTGCGCTCACGCTCGGAAACGCACTTGAGGTCAACAACCTGGCGCTGCCAGCCATCAAAGCCGAAAATCCGATTGGCTTCGGCAATCGCAACCCATCCTTCGATGTACGAGAGCGTTTGGCCGCTTTGCTCGCGCGTATGAACGTTTGCCCTATCAAGCGGCGCTGACAGGGCTGCCACCTGTTCGGGGCTGAAAATCTGGTCCATGGCTGGTTGGTGGTGGTGCGGGTGCCCTGGGGCACTGCTGCATCCTACCCCGTCCCCTTCGCTTTGGGAGGCAGGCTGCCCGTCTTTCTCGTCACAGCAGCGTGCCCGCAAGCCGTGCTACAGGTTCCTCCGTCTTGGGATGCACCGGGCTGCGTTGATGCGTCTTCCGCATACGCGCAGCTTTTTACCCACCCAACGCTCAGAAACCTCTAAGGTCCGCGCTCTGCCAGCCACAGCAGCACGACCCACCA